GATCACCGTGGTCGAGGCCGGGATGGGGATGGTGGCGATCGACTTGGGGGTGGCGTTGGCGGTCGTTGTGGTGACCTCGATCCACGGCCAGGCCATGTCGCCCTGGGGACCCTGCGGGCCTTGGACGCCCTGGATGCCCTGACTTCCGGGGACACCCTGTGCCCCAGCAGGACCCATCGGACCGGAAGGTCCAGCCTCGCCTTGGACACCTTGAGAACCTGGTGACCCCGCCACGCCCTGGGAACCGGCCGGACCCATCGGCCCCGGAGGTCCCGCCTCACCGTGGATCGGCGTGGTCAGGATCACCTGGGTGTTACCACCAGGGGTGAATGCTCTCGGACCGGTGCTGTCGTAGGTGACGCTGAGGATCGCCCAGTCGATGGGGTCGTCCTTCATGTCAGGGACCGCTGTCAGCTTGTAGCGGTTCCAGGTGCTGAGTTGCCCCGACTCGTAGACGTAGACCTCATCCCCCACCGACATCTCGTTGAGGGTGACCAGAGCCTGGCCGTTCTTGTCGTACACCGACGTGTAGATCTCGGTGTACTGCGTGGCGTCGAGGCTGTTGGCCTTGATGTACCCGTGGGCCGGGTTGGTGGCGGTGACGCTCGTCTTCCACTCCAACGGAAAGGCCCCGGTCGAGGCCCCGGCAGCGCCAGTCTCACCCTGTGATCCTTGAGGGCCGATCTCACCCTGAGGACCTGGAGGGCCTCCTGCTCCTTGGGCACCGGCAGGACCGACATCGCCCTGGGGACCCTGTGGTCCGACCTCACCCTGGGGGCCAGGCTCACCTGTCGAGCCTTGAACACCTTCGGGACCCATGGGACCTGCTGGCGGTCGGCTGGTACCCCCACCCTGGCTGATACCCGCCGCCGACAGTCCGGTCGGCCCCGGCGTGAGCGGGTAGGACGCCAACGTCAGGCTGGAGATGGGCAGCATGAAGTGGTCGCCCATGTCCACCGGGTTGTCGCTCAGCATGGCCAGGGCGTACTGGTTCACATCGCCGGTCTGCTGGAGGACGAGCACAGTGCCAGGCACCCCTGACGCCAGGGCCAGGCGGGCGTTGGCCCCCGTGTCAGTCGCCACCGAAACCATGACGAAGGTGGCCGCTTCCTGGTCCTCGGTGTCGAGATGGATCTCACCAGAAGGGAACCCCCCCGACGAGCGGGCCATGTCCGTCGTAGGCGAGAAGTTGAACGACATGACGGCCCCGTTGGGCTGGCCCTCCAGGACGCCGACCCTCCCCTCCATAGCAACGAGGTAGTTGTTGAGGTCCTCGCCCCACAGAGGTTGACCGGGCTGAGGGAGAGGGGGAGTATCGGGCATCACGTACCTCCGTATGGGCCGACGCCGTATGGCCCGACTCCGTAGGACATCAGCATCTCGGGAACCTCGACCACCGTCCCCGGACTGCGGTCCATGATCATGTCGTCGTTGGGGAACGTCTCGATGCCGGTGATGCCGATGATCACGTCCTCGCCCTTGACCCGGCCTCGGATCTGGAAGCCCGACACCTCCCAGTACCGGTTGTCGTACCAGTAGATGTCATGCATCCGGTCCTGGCGCCACATGTCGGAGGGGCTGGTGTCGGTCAACTGGTTCCCATGCACCTCGGTGACGGAGATACCAGCCTCGTACATGTTGCGAGCCGAGACAGCACAGCGCATGCGCTGAGTGGGGCGGCGACCTTCAGGGGCGTAATCCTCCACGGCCTCCATCTGGTCGATCCACAGGATGGGGATGCGGATGCCCTTGCCATAACGGCGGAACCCCTCGTCGTAGACGCTGTCGTACTCGGAGTTGGTGGCGTCGAAAACGTGGTACAGCAACGCCTCACCGATGTCCTTCTGGTACCTGGTGAAGTGCTTGAAGACCTGGTTAACCTCGCGACGTGGGTCCATCAGGTCACCGAGAAGTTCACGGTGTTGGAGAGGGCCTGCCCAGGGTTGCGTACGCCGACCGAGATGGTCCCAGCTCCACCGTCATCACGCATTTTGACGAACGCTGTCGTGCTCACCACCGAGGCTGAGGTGAACGTCGTCGGCAGCGGGTTGAAGGCTGCGTAGATCACCGTGGAAGCGGTGAAGCCGGTGCCGTTCACCGTCAGGGTGATCGGCAGGGTCGCCCTCACCGCTGGTCCAGGGGGGCTGAGGCTGGAGACAGTCGCTGTCGATGCCGAACCGGTGATGTCACCGGCCTGTCCACTGCGCCAGCCTCCTCCTACGTACGCCATCAGCGGTAGTCCTTCTCTCGTTGCGCCGCCAACAGGTTCTTGTGGTACTCGACCGGGACGTACATGTTGGGGTTGAGGTGGTGGGCTGCGGCAACCCGGTGCTGACCCCCCGCCAGCATCGGGCGGGGGTCACCTGTGCGCTTCTCGTATGCCTCCATCCCCAGCGGGATGGGGTGCTCGACGCCGTGCTCCTTGATGTGCTCGATCATCGGCTTCTCGTAGCCGGAACGCCCTGGTTGCTGGGCCTCGCGGAGCTTGCGCTCACGCATCTGGTCGTTCGTCTCGGGCTGGAGGAGTTCACCACGGAGCCGAGTACGGACAGACCGTTTCCACTTGACAGCCAGGCCGTTCTCATCCCAGCGGACAGGATTGTTCGGCTCCTGATCGGTACGCCGTAGACGATCGGTCCACTCACCAGCTCGGGGGTCGGTGCCCAGGTCTTCCCTCGGACCCATGCCCTTGCCCATTTGGTAGTACTGGCCCGGACCACCCTTGTGCAGCATGCGGTCGCCCTCCACCGGGGCGTAGTTCTCCACGATCTCCTGTGGCGTCATGAACAGCTTGAGCTGGTCAGGATTGATGTTCTGGTGGGCAGACATGGCATACCTCGGTATGGAGCGTAGATCACCCGCCCCTGGTGCCAAGAGTGTTCCAGTTGATGTCCTGGCCGTTTCGGCCCCACTCCTCGCGGGTGTAATACGCCGTCTCCACCTTGCGTTCGAAGTACGGATTCGGCTCAGAGGGGTGAGTTGACAGTGGGATCGTGTAGTTCTCGGGGTGGAGCAGTTGCTCGATGGCCGTCCGCTTGGGCTTCCAGGGACTCTGGCTGTAACGGTGGTATGGGTTCTGGCGCAGGTGATAGGCCGGGTTGTACGTGTCGAGCTGCTGGCTCCACCAGCCGTGGCGCCACTGGTCCCACTCAGGGGTGTGGCTGCTCACCTGGACAGGCCCCCAACCGTCGTTCATGGCCACACCAGTTCGGCGCCGCAGTAGACACGGTCGACAAGCTGTGAGCCGAGGTACAAGGCATCGGCGTAGTTGAGCACGGTGATACCAGCCGCAGGTTGGAAGTCCTCCACCCTGACCACGGCCATGATGGGGACCGTTCGCTCAGGCTCAAAGCCCTTCCTCCGGTTGACGGGCATCGTCACCCCGGTCACAGCGGTGGGAACAACCAGGTCGTCGTGATAGCCGAACTTGTTGATGACCTGGGTCATGTCGGCCACCGCGGGCACGGTCAGCGCGAGTTCCTTGCGGTGGATGAGCGATGTCAGGGTGACCACGGCTATGGCGGGGACGACCAGTGTCGCCTGGTGGATGCCGAGCGATGCGGTGGGGACCGTGGCGTCCCCGATGGCGGGGACGACGTTGATGAGGTTGTGATAGTCGGCCTGGTTGGTGGGGGTGCTGACGAGCGCCACGATCGGGACGGTCTTGACCGTCTCGTCGTAGTGCCCTGCCGTCGTTTGGCTGTCGGTGTGGTCGATGTACGCCACGATCGGCACCGTGAGCTGGAACGCTGGCGCTATCTCTTTGAACTTGGCCTGCTGAGTTGGTGCTGAGACAACGGCGATGCCAGGAACAGCGACCAGGACAAGCTCGCGGACCTTCCGGCTCTCGGTGGGAGCTGTGACATCAGCGACGGCAGGGATGGTGAGGCCGGTGTTGCTCTTCCAATCGACCTGCTGAGTGGGTGCTGTGGCATCAGCGAGGGCTGGAACAGTGAGGGAGAGTTCTCGGCTCTTCCGAGAGTCGGTCGGTACTGTGACACCAGCAACGGCGGGTATCACCAGGCCCGTCTCGTTGTAGTTGGTGATGGGAGCGCCGGGAACATTGACGTTGTCGATGTAGGCATCGGATGCCGATTCGGCACCGAAGTACCCGGCCGAGAAGTGGACCGCTACAGCGCTGATGCTCCAATTGGGAATGGCTGTCGTGGCGAAGTTCGTCCACGTCACACCGTCGGGTGACGTGTCGTAGAAGATCGTCCCGCCCGACTCACGGAAACGCCACCATGCATGAGTCGTCGGGCTGTAGGTAGTCGAACCTGCATTGACGACCCCGCCGACAGTCTCCTCCTTGACGGCGTACAAGGATGTCCCCGATGTCTGGATCTCAAGGGTGTCGAAGGAGCCGGGAGGAGCCTGACGAATGATCTTGAAGAACACCTCACGGGTGGTCCCGGCAATGGTGGGACAGGTCACCTTGGCGTAGACCGACGAGCCGGTGAGGTCATATGCCTGCCCTGTCTCCAGACCGGTCTGAAACTCCGGGTAGGCCGAGGTGACCGGGATCTTGACCCGACCACCGGAACCCGAGTCCCACACCACCGCTGCCGCCGAGTCCTTCCACACCACCGTCTTGTCGACTGATGTGTCGAACGAGTCGACCAAGGTGGCGACCTTGGGATTGGTGTGGGTGTACGTCTGAGTGGGAGCCGTGACGCCAGCAGTGATCGGAACGACTGTCGCTGTCAGCTCACGGAACTTGAGCAGGTTGGTCGCCGTGGCATCAGCAATGGCCGGTATCGAGAGCGCAGTGTTGCTCTTCCAATTAGCCCGGTTAGTCGGTGCGGTGGCATCGGCAACAGCCGGTATCGAAAGTGCAGTGTTGCTCTTGTAGTTGGCCTGTTGTGTAGGCGCTGTGGCATCGGCAACAGCCGGGACAACGAGGCCCGTCTCGTTGTAGTTGGTACCGGCCGCAGCCGGAAGGACCGCCTTGGGGAGGTGTGGTGCGACCGGGAAGCCGCGTCCCAGGATCGCCACGGGAACCTACCTAGCTCGTCCTATCTGACCCACACCTATTCCTCCCAACATATCCAGCACAGGGCGTTGACCGCTGCTGCTGCTGTCACCCTGATACGCACGATCGTGGAGATCGGGATCTGCGGCTCCTGGCCGAGAGGGAACTGGTAGACGTACGCCCCGGTCGGCTGGAGAAAGAGGGTGTCGTACATCTTGACGGCGGCGACCGAGCCTTCACCGGTCGAGGTGTAGCCAGTGCCAGTCGTGCCGAGGGAGAGTTGGGAGGCCAGACCCTCACCTTCGGCGTTCTGGGGGACGAGGCCCGCGGCGACGTGGGCGGTGACGGTGGCGGCGATGGCGGCGGTCGAACACAGTTCCCACTGGGGACCGGCCGCAGCCGCAGCGCCGTTGGTCGACACGCCCCAGGCGATCAGCTTGATCCGCTGTGTCGCCGGGGTCTGCAACTGGAGCATCGTCTTGATGGCCGTGCCGGTGGTGACAGCCAACTGGGCGGCGGTCGTGGGCATCGGCCCGTTGTGGGCCTTGTACTGCCTCATGTTCGATCACACTACTTTCACCATTGAGATGCACGCTGGATGGCTTGGCTGACGACGAAGGGAACACCAGCAGCGAAGGCCGCTACGACCGTCACCGTCAGTTGTGGAGTGACGGCATACGTGTCGAGCGGGGTCGAGCCGTCGTAAACCCGGAACTCGTAGATGTCGCTACCAGCAGCCGGGGACTGGAGTCTCAGATCCCACTCAAGCTCGGTGTAGCCAGCCATCGCTCACAGACCCCATTTGCGGGCGAGGTACGTCTCGACATTGATCCGGTCAGCCGTCACGGCCGACCCCCACCAGACGATCTCGGCGATCGCCCCCTGCCACGAGTAGTCCGCGGCTCCACCGGGGCTGAATCCACAGTTGTAACCGATCCTGATGTCATTGATGCTGAAGGTGCCGGTAGCTGCACTTCCCGAGACTCCGGTCCCGCTCGATGTCGTGATGGAGGAAGCCTCTACGCCACCGACGAACAACCGCACATTGGGATCGAACACCGCCGTGACGACACACCATGTGCTCATGTGCTGAGCGCTGTAACTGGGCATACCGGCGATGACGCCGTTGTGGAATGCGCCGACCGGCGGTCCTATATTGCTGCCGTGGGCCATCTCGACGGCGAAACCGTCAGCGGAGTAGTCCCACGCACCAGTGTTGCGGGCCGAGAAGGAAGTTCTTGTTCCCCAGCCATCAGCGTCGGTGTTCTTCATCACGAAGCTCACCGAGGCTGTGGTGCCGGTGAAGAACGCTGACCCGACGGTGTAGTCGAAGTGCGGCGTCGTAGAGGTCGAGTCGAACGAGTACACCGACATCCCGTTCAATGTCTCGGTACCGAGAGTGGGCCGGTAGGTCGATGTGGACTGAGTGCCGTGACGGCTGTTGCCCGACGAGTCGTTCCATTGGGCCGTGGTGTTGCCTGCGCTATCGCTCTTCCACCAGCCGAGCAGGCCAGTGAGACTGGCCGGGGTGAAGGAGCCAACACTGGGGAGGGCGGCGGCGGAGAAGTTGTCGAACGTCGATGTGTCCGTGTTGCAGTACAGCCCGGCGTAGCTCTGGGTGGTGAACGTCGAGTCGCCACTCGCCGTCACTCGCAGCGTGCCACCGACGTAGAGACGCAGGGTCGTGCCTTCTGCTTCAAGCCGAATCGTGCCGGTGAACGGCGGGGACAACGATCCGCCCGTGTTCAGCGACGTGAAACTGCCTGACACGAACTTGCCGATCGTGAACCAACTGTTGTTGGCGTCGAAGAAACCGACGTAGCAGTTGGCTGAGTTGTCGCCCGCACCGCGCACTGTGACGGCCGAGTAGTTGCCGCCGGTCTGACCAATGACATCGACCTGGCTGTAGTGGTCGGCCGAACCGAGGTCGGTGAGTGCTGTGGCGAACTCGTTGCCCGACGAATCGTGTACGGCCTTGTTCGATGTGATGTGCCAGTTGGGGCCGGTCCAGTTGGAACCGAGACCGGGCGACGACGTATTCGTCCGATTGAAGTCGTCGGTGAATACAACAGGACCAACAGGAGCGGCAGCAATGGCGACGGCGTCAGAGCCGTTCTCGTCGTCCCACATCCGCCCCACCGAGAAGTCGGCCGTCGTCTTGCCTGACGGAGCAGTCAGCAGCGCCGTCGTCGGCTCACCCCCGGCGGCGATGTTGGACGACGTGGCGACGTAGACCGGATCGCCACCGCCGGAACCGACAGCGACGGGCAGCCACGTCGAGTCGGTGCTCTTCTTGTAGTACAGCTTCGGCGTGATCGTCACGTCGGCGGTCGTGTCGATGACCGTCCGTAGTCGGGCATTCGTGGCGAGAGCGAGAGAGGCGTTGGTGTCCTGGGCGGCGAGCCAAGTGGCTGTTGTCTCACTGCCGTCGTCGTTGCGCCAACGGAAGCCTTCTTGGGTGACCGCCATCTACTCAGGTGATCTTGACGGCGATCGAAACGTCGAGGGTGTCGGTGGCGACCAGAGTGCGAGGCGTCGACAGGGCGACGAAGGCGACGAACTTGCCTGACGTGGTGTTGTTGGTCGACGTGGCCAGGACGAGGTTGGACACTGGCGCCCAGGTGCCGCCGGTAGCCGAGAACGTCTTCGTCGTGGAGAGCGTCTGCTGGGAACCGGAGGCATCGGCCGGGGCGCCGAAGTCGGTGTTGCCCACCGTCCACGTCACCGCCGAATAGTTGAAGGTGGCGGTCAACTCAGTGATCCCTGGAGTCGTCAGGGAGGCCGTCTCCGTGGGGGTCCCGGCGCCGTACAGGCGCCCGTAGAGGGTGACCTGCTTGGTCTGGGCACGGAAGTACGTGTTGAGCAGTTCGTCTTCGCCCTCGTTGACGAGGTCGTTGTCCGACCAGATGCGGTCGTTGAGGGCCTGGATGTAGTCGGGTGAGGCGACAGGGATCAGCAACTCCCCGATCCCATTGCCCCAGATGAGGCACCGCTCGTCATCGACCGTGCGATGATGAGCGAAGCGGTAGGTGGTTGCCTTCATGGCCTGATATCTCCTTATCCAATGATCACGTATAACGTGGCAGGGTCTTTTTCCGCAGCAGGGATGGCGTTGAACTCAGCCTGGGTCATCGAGGTCCACAGGGCTGGCGCTCCTGGAGGCCCCGGCACACCAGCGGCGGTGAGGACTTCGAACTCTCCTGTCTCGGGGTTGCGAACTTTGAGCAGCATCAGGGTTCGTCCGTATCGACCCAGAGCACGATGGACGGGTTGGTCGGCTCGCTGTCTTGGACAGCGACCTCGTCGGCCACGATGACCGGAGGCTGTGCTGGTGGCCCCGAGACGATCGCCGGGGGACGGTCGAAGATGGTGATCTCGGGCGGGGTGGGCACCCCGTAGGGGATGGCCGGGTAGAGACGTTCCGGCGGACGCGGGTCATCGAACTCCCGGTCCCGATACACGGGTACGTAGCGTCCTGTCATCAGAGCCACCCTCCGCAGGCGGTACTGCTCCAGCGAGTTGAGGCCCATGTTGAGCATCGCCGCCTTGGACTCGTACTGCCCCTCGTAATATTGGACCATCTGCATGGTCTGGGCGAAACGCTGGCGGGCCGGGATGAACATGCCCTCGGGCGTTGATACATCGATATCGAGCGACAGCTCCATCGCCAGCGAGTGCAGCGCGTGTACCACGCCGCCAAGCATGATGAGATCCCACTGGGCAGGCTCGTAGTTGGCCGCGGTGCCGCCAGCCTGGCCGTAGACCATCTCGTCCATCACCTGGCCGACGTGGAACGAGAGGTCGGTATCAGCGAACCAGTTGAAGTGATACCCGGTGACGAGCAGGCGCTTGTTCAGCAGCCCCTCGTCGGTGATCTTGAGCAGGCCGATGCGCTCATCGAGTTGCCAGTTGGTGGTGAGGTTGGTCAGCGGCGGGTTGAGGGAGTCGTCGGTGGCGTAGACCTGTACGGTCTTGCCGCTGATCATCGGGTGGGGCAAGCGAATGGTGAGGACGTTGAGCGGACCCTCGTCAACTTCGAAGTACTGGGGGAAGTCACGCAGGATGGTGCGCGACCCCGAGACGAGTTCTTCGACGTTCACAACTGCATCCACATTCCGGCCGTGGGCGGCTCCGCGCCTTCGATGATGGTGGGCCGCAGGATGAACGTGCCGTTGTTGGCGACAGTCAGCGTGGCGTTGTCGTTGTCCCGGTCGTAGAAGGCGATCAACTGGGGGTTGCTGTCACCCAGGTCACAGGCGACGAGCACCTGGTAGGCGATGTCTTTGGCGATCTTGGGGAAGGTGGCCGGGAGGCCCATGGCCTCCCCGGCGATACCCACGTATCGGCCTTCGATCATGGTCGAAGAGACTTGAGATCCTCCTCCGGCCTTCACCTGGTCGAGCCTCGTGTGCGTCGACACGTAGCTCGCCCCCTTGAACAGCAGGGCGTAGACCTGATCGGCCCGCCAGTTGAAGCTGCCCGAAGCCACCAGGCCACCCACCTGGTCGTACTTGACGTTGGCCATCAGGCTTCACCCTCCAGGACTTCGATCCGGTGCTTCAACTCTTGCACCGCTGCCGTGAGCAGGGGGACGAGGTTCTGCGGGCTGAACTGCTGGGAGTCGATCGTCCCGTCCTCTTTCACGGCGTCCTTCTCACCACGCACGGCGGCAGGCACCACGTCGGCCACCTCATGGGCCAGGAAGCCGTCGAACTCGATGCCGCCGTCCTTCCACGCCAGGTGACGGGGCTGGAGTTCCATCACCCGGTTGAGGGCGTCGGTGACCGGGCCGAGGACGTTCTTGAGTCGGTAGTCGGATGGGGCAGAGGCCGTGCAGTTGGGGAAGTAGACACCGGCCGGGGCGGTGGCGTCCTGCTTGATGTCGGAGATGACGGTGCCCGCGGCGTTGATGAACTGGATGAAGGGGATGTTCTCGGCGCTCGCTGAACTGAGGTGGCGCAGGATGAGGTTGGGGCCTGGCGTCGAGGTGATGGTGGAGTAGATGTGGCCCGTCGTGTCCAGCTCCAAGCCGGTGGTGTCACCGTCGTTGGCCACCGTCTTGCCCCAGAGGAAGTCGGCGCCAACCATCCGACCTCGCTCGGTGTCGAGCGGGTGGAAGGTGATCGCCGTCTCGGACTGGACCTGGAGAGCGGTAACGGTGCCCTTGATGAAGCCGTACCGGGGAGAGCCGTCGTACTCCACGAAACTGAGGAACGGTGCATTGTCGCCCGACTTCAACCGGACGACCTCACCGGACCCCGCCGTGGCGGTTGTCGAGGCGAACGTCGAGAACCCGGCCCCCGTCACGGTGAGGATGGCTGTCGACACAGCGCCAGCCGAGAGTGTCCCGACGATGCCGCAGTCGTTGCCCGCGAACGTCGCCGCTGTGGAGTTTCCGGGCTGGATGATGATGGCGCCAGCCACAGCCGGGGAGGTGACGGACGAGGTCCGCAGCACCAGGTTCCCGGTGTCGACCTCGTTGGCCAGGTACATGGGCGTGGCTCCGGTGAACCCCACGAACCCCGAGCGGGCACCCATGGCCGTCATCGACGTGGCGTTGCCCCAGAAGCTCATGTAGACATCGCGCTTGTTGTCGGTGCAGACCAACTGGAGCTGTTCCCCGTTGATCTTCCCGGTCTTCAACTGGCCCGAAGCAGTGATGGCATCACATGTCACAGCCTTGGTGGTGAAGGGCAGCGTGGTGATGAGGTCCGTGCTGCTGACCGTCACCCGGACGGTGCCCCCCGGTGACATGTAGATCGGCGGGTTGGAGGCGCCCTCGGTGGCGATTCGCATGTCGGTGGCGCTGACCTGCATGTAGCCATAACGAGTGGCGTTGGTCTTGTCATACCAGGCTATGAAGGGGGCGCCGCCATCGGTGGCCGAAGCACGTAGCAGCCGTAGCGACGCGTCGGTGCTGCCCCTGATGGTGAGGGTGCCGGAACCACCGGCAGCCATGCCGATGGTGCCACCGGTAGCCATCGTGACGTAGCGCAGGTCGAGCACACTGAAGTTGTCGGGGCCGGGAGGACCCACCGGGCCGACATCACCGTCCTGGCCATCGGCGCCGTTCAGCCCGTCAGAGCCTCGGGGGCCAGTAGCTCCCTGGACACCTTGGGGGCCGCGCAGCTTGCCGATGTCGATGAAGGAGACACCGTTGTACTGCCAGCCGTTGCCGGTGTTGTCAGCGACGTAGATGTCCCCGACGACATTGCCCGACGTGGGCAGGTTGGCCGACGTGGGGACCGTGCCCTTGACCCGAATGCCGGGACCGCTGGTGCCCTGGGTGCCCTGGGGTCCCTGACTGCCGGTAGCTCCGGTGGTGCCCGCAGGCCCAGCGACGGTCGAGGCCGCTCCGGTGGAGCCGGTGGCTCCGGTGGAGCCGGTGGGACCGGCGACACCTTGCAGGCCCTGGGGGCCACGGATGGGACCGGCGTTGACCCACGGGGCGACACCCGTCCAGGCCAGGCCGTCGCCAGCGGTACCACCTGTGCTGGTGCCGGGGCGAGACGGTGCGGTGGCGTCGTTGGCCGACAAGATCCACAGGTCACCAGCGACCGGTGAGGGCAGAACCCTGATGACGGCCCAGGTGGCTGTGCCACGGATGGTGACACCAGGACCCATCGGCCCTTGGGAGCCGGTGGCTCCCGTGGTACCTGTGGTCCCGGCCGTGCCGGTAGCTCCGGTGTCACCCTTGTCGCCCTTGACACCCTGCGCCCCGGTCGTCCCGGTGATGCCCTGGATGCCTTGAGGACCCTGCGGACCGGTGGGACCCTGGCTGCCCTGGGAGCCGACCGGACCTCCCGGTCCTTGAATACCGGTGAGTCCCTGGGGGCCGGTGAGGCCGGTCAGACCGGTATCACCACGGTCACCTTTGACGCCCTTGTCACCCTTGGGACCGGTGTTGCCCTGGTCGCCGGTGATACCCGGCGCCCCGGTGTTGCCCTGGTCGCCCTTGTCGCCCTTGACCCCGATGACGCCCTGGGTGCCCTGGATGCCTTGTAGACCCTGCGAACCCTGAACACCCTGGGGGCCGCGGATCGGGCCGATGTTGGTCCAGGCCGAGCCGCTGTAGAAGATGCCGTCACCGGCTGTGCCCCCACCTGAACCACCAGGACGGTTGGGAGAGGATGGGTCGCTGACCGACAAGATCCATGTGTCGCCGGTCAGCGGGACGCCGATGGCCGAGATGGCAGCCCAGGTGGCGGTGCCTTTGATTGATAGCCCGGTACCAGGGTCACCCTTGGCACCGGGCGTTCCAGGTGACCCAGGCGCACCAACCACACCCTGGATTCCCTGGACACCTTGCGAACCCTGCGGACCCTGCGAACCTGGCGGGCCTGCCGAGCCGGTCGTTCCGGTGTTGCCCTTCACCCCTATGTCACCCTTGGGGCCGTTGTTGCCCTGGATGCCCTGGACGCCTTGGGGTCCTTGAACGCCGGTCAGGCCCGCTGGGCCGGTATCGCCCTTCGGGCCGATGGCCCCTGTCGAGCCTCTGGGACCGGACGGTCCTGCTGGGCCGGTCGGCCCGAGCGCACCAACGTCACCACGAACGCCCTGCTCGCCACGGGGACCCTGGAGTCCCGTAGTCCCGGCGTGGCCGGTCAGCCCGGTAGGCCCGACATCACCTTCCAGCCCGGTGGGACCGGCAAGACCTTGCAGACCGCGGGGTCCGAGCGGGCCGGTGGGTCCGGTAGGGCCGACATCACCCTTCGGGCCGGGGCTGCCAGGAGGACCCTGTGGTCCGGGAGGCCCCGGAGGACCCTTGGGACCGGTCGATGACGAGACACCGATCTCGTTGCCATCGATGTTGACATCGATGCTCATCAGGGAACCCTGCCGTTAGGCCCGACGAAGGGGACCATTGAGTACCCGCCTACAGCGGGTATCGGGTCGGGGACGGTGTCGATGAGGTAGTCCGTCTCACCGGTCCTGGCCAGGATGTAGCAGCCGCCGAAGAGCCAGGACCGCAGGAACGTCGTGGGAGGCCAGATGGTGATGGCGTCGGGCTTGGGGAAGCGGCTCAGGTCGGCGGTGCTGACCGACTTGAGTTCCCAGGCGAAGCACCCGGCGTAGAGGTTGGACTGCCGGGGGAAGAACATCTCGACCTTGGTGGACGCCGCCACATCGACGGTGGCCGGGACGTAAGTAGCGACACAGGTCAGTTGGGCGACGAGCGTCGAGTTGTAGTCACGGCTCGTCTTGATCTCTCCCGACCAGGTGAACCCGGCCTCGTCACTCATGTCGAGGGACGGGTTCTCGCTGTCGCGGAAGTACATCGTGATGATCACGTCGTCGCCCTGCCACAGGACCAGGTCGCAGAAGGCCGGGTACGCCTGCCAGATCTGCCGCCCATCCTCCTCGACCCAGGCCGGGACGTTGCCGGTAGAACCCTCGATCACCGACGTGGCCGGAGTGCTTGTCGGATAGAAGGGTATGAGGGGCTGGATCATCGTCTCACCTGGAAGAGTCGCTTCGGCGGTCATGAGCATCTGCGTCGTGCCCGCGATCCTGGATGGTGCGTCCCACCCGAACCGGGTCGAGCCGTACTGTGACATTGCTCATCCCTTGATGTAGGCGTAACAGGCGAAGTAGGCGGGCTGAACACTGAACGCCGTGCCGTCACCGACCGCACTCTCGCTGATGTCGTGGTAATGGCTCCCCTGGTTGCCTGCAATGCCAGCGATGTGGGTGTGCGCCCCGCCCGTGACCTCATGACTGTGCTCGGAGAGATCCTGGAGGATGGTGATGTTGGTTTCGTGAGGCATCGTCCAGGTGTAGGGCATCACCGACCAGGTGTGGGAGCCGTCGTTGAACAGGGCGTCGAGCTTGTTCGTGCCGTCCGGGTGGCAGGCGATGATCTGGCGACCGGTACCCGTGGTGTCGTCCGCAGCGATGTGGCGGTGCTTGGGGTCCTGGATGCGGTGGGCGTGCTTCCCCCCAGCAGTCAGAGTGTGTTCGTGGTCCCCGCTGCTGGCAATGTTCACTATGGGGGTGAACCCGGCATAGGTGCCCGTCTTGGCCGTCGTCCCGCCGCCGCCGATGTTGTGCTTGTGGGAGGGCAGGTGGGTGACCGACAGGGTCACCGTCGAATCGGTCTTGCCCCCGGTCTTGTTGGGCCGGGTGTGGTCGATGAACGGGAACCGCTGCTGCATGTTGGGCATGTTCATCGCCCTGGGGGCTGGACCAGCGATGATGTTGCCCGCCAGGGCCGGGAGGGCGAACAGCCCTGGGTACTTGTCTTCGTAGATCTTGGACCCGTCCATCGGCACCCAACCGAAGGGGGCCAGGGTGGCCGGGGGGGCCATCGACATGATGATCGTGCCCACCGGCACCGATGAGGCCGACGTGGACAGCTCCTGCCAGGCCCCACCCGCGGCGGGGCCGACCCACAACCACAGGCGCCCGGTGGTGGTGTGCTGGAAGATGTCCCCCGGCGTACCGGTGAGAGGGACGGAGTTCCCCCGCTGGAGGTTCTGGGCATCGACGTAGCCGTCGACCTTGATACCGCCGAGGCCACGGATGTCCTTGCCGACGTAGAGGTTCCGCAGGACACGGAAGTCGTTGCCGACCTCCAGCGTCTCGGCCGACGAACGACGCAGGGTGGTGTCGTCCTCCCACGTCGTGGTGCCCCCACCGGTCACCCGGTAGTGGTTGCCCGTGGCATTGAGGTTGCGGATCAACTCATCGCCCACCGGCATCTTGGCGAACAGCGAGGCCGACAAGAACTTGCGCTTGTCGATGATGTTGCTGGAGTAGTCCGACGAGGTGGACGAGCAGTACACCGCGGCCAGCACGGTCTGGTTCGGCTGGGGGTCAGGGAAGACGGGGTCGTCCAGGGTCTGGCCTGGCTCCACCTGGACGGTGCCAGCGTCGTTGACGCAGATCAGGTCGAAGCGGAACTGGGAGTTGGGGACCGACACCGGGACGTTCGGCTTGGCGCTGACCGTCACCAGCTTGCCGTTGACCACCGCGGTCCCTGCGGACACGGCGATGAGGTTGCCCCCCTGGGGGGTGACCGCACACCCCTCCACCACGCCCCAGCGGGCGTTGGCGATGGTGTTGAAGTCGATCTTGTCGGGTTCGGCAAGAACGGTAGAGGCCACATCCTTGGCGTTCGGGATCAAGAACCCGGTGTGCGCCACTGTGGGACTTGCCAAAGGTGCCTCCTATCGGTTGTAGACCTTCCCCAGGCTCTGGAGGTAGCGGGCGATGTGGCCGGGGACCCGGTACATCTTCCCGGCCTTCAACTCGACATGGCCGAGTTGGTTGCCGTATGTGAACTCATCGATCGTCTCGGCCATGCGGATGACGACGTAGCCGTCGTCGTCGGGCTGAAGTTGCTCGACGGCGATGGGCTGCACCGACACCTCTGGGATGTTGAACCCCAGGTCGGATGCCCGAGTGACCTCGTTCTCTTCTTCCAGTTGCTCGGGGGCTTCTGCCTGCTGCGTAGTACGGGGTGGCACGGTTGATGCTCCTTGATGTCGTCCGATAGCGAGGTTAGGCGCTACGCATTGCCTCCAACTGGCTCAACAGCGTCGAGCGGGCCTTCCCCGCCTCTTCGGCGGCGATGATGTCCTCCAGTTGGTCTGGGTTGTCCTCGGCGTAGGCGACCACGTCGGGGATGGTGTAGTCGGCCGGGTCGAACTCTTCGTCGCCTGACTCTTCTCCACCCTCAGGTGGCAGGGACCGCAACGACGCCCCACCTGTCGAAGGCGGAATGGTGATCACCAGGGCGGGCTGGGCCACACCGTTGAGAGTCAGCGTGACCGTCTTGGTCGATCCCACCGCTCCGGTGAAGGTGATGACCGGGTTCTTCGTGTCGGCAATTGGCGACGCCGGGGAACCCCCCGCTGGGGTGTAGGCCCAGTCGTAGTTGGCCGCAGCCTGGGACTGGTCGACGGGCCTGAACGTCCAGAGCAGTGCGTTGGCCGGGTCGACGGTGGCAACCACCACCGCGTTGCCGGTCACGGCCATCGATCCGAACGTGTTGGGGCCGTGGACGGCCACGATGCTCATGCTGATACCTCCGTATCGACAGCGTGGGTGAAGGGTCTAACCCCTCCACCCACTAGCTGTGATTGCTCTTCAGTTCGTGACGATCTTGACGACCGAGGACTCGGTCACGACGCCCCAGCCCCAGATCGAGTACCACGCCAGCGCGTGCTCACGACCGAAGTCCAGGACACCGCCGTCACGAAGCTCGACGGGGAGGGAGATGGCGTGCCCGAAGGCATTGTCTCCCAGCATGAGGGCCTCGTAGGCCACACCAGCGGCCGGTCCCCACGGAGCACCCCAGGACGGGGTGAGTGTGGCAGCCGGGTAGGTGTTGATGGAGCCAGCGGGGTAGTCGGCCGCAGCGGTACCAGCGCCCAGGAGCGTGCCGTCCGCTCCAGGGGTGCCCTGCGTCTCCGAAGGCCAGCCCAGGTTGGGGTACGGGTCGTTGGGGGTCGTCGCCTCACCGAGCATGTTGCCACGCCAATCCGGGTTGAGCGGGTTGGTCGACGTGGTGTTGCCACCGGGGAGGATGGCGTAGAGGTCAGCGGCGTCGACACCGACCGGCGCACCGATCTGCGTCGTCTCAATGAAGACCACGTCATTCAGGCGACCAATCTCACCGAGCATAAAGTTTCCCGGTGCAGCGTACTTTGTCACCTCTATCCACTCCGGAGTATCCCTCAACCTACGGCTTTGGTGCGGGTGGATGAAGCAGACGTACGTTTCCCCCAGTCGAGGAACGTTCTTGCTTGCCAACACTTCCACAGCGTCCTTGATGGCGTGTGGGGTCAGCCAGTACGGGGTGGCCGGGAGGGTGCCCGAGTTGGTCACGGCGGCAACCGTGGCCGCTGCGGTACCAGGCTCGTACACGCCGTAGCCCACGTTGATGGCGGTCGGCTTGGCGTAGCCGAAGACCACGGACGTAGCACGCTGGAGGGTGGCCCTCGCCTGCCCATCCATGTACAGCGCCATGTTCCGCCCGAGCAGGCGTGAGGCCGACGCCATGATGTCATCGAAGCTGGCGTTGAGCAACAGCTCCGACACAGCAACCGCGAACCCCTCTTCGGCCACCGTGATGGCGTACTGCTGGGCCGAGATGGCGTGGGTCTTCATGCGAACACCTTCGACCAGTGACCCTGAGGGTATAGGCAAGTTGTTATAACGCATGAAATTGACTGTCAAACCGGGCATAGTGCCCAATTCCGTCTTCTTCGCTGCAAACTGTTCAAAACGAAGAACAGGCATGCTCTGGAACAGGATCTCCTTCGACCAGATCGTCTGGATCGCAGGTCCCATCATCGTGGTGCCTGTGGTGGCTCCCGCCAGATAACCGGTCCCGGTGTTGTCCAGCCCAGTGGTCGCCGTATAGCCGAGGGCCGGGGCGTACTGGGAGAAGGACCCACCCGTGGCTACACGGGTGGTACCGGTAATTCCGGACGTGGTAGGGAGTTGACCACCGAGGCCGTCACCGACTGCCATGGTTAAGTCTCCTTGGGGCTATCGACCCCGTCGTTGTTGGGATGACGCTCGTAGGAGTTGTTCACGGTGTCTCTTGTAATCATCCATGCTCATCGTGCGGATGTCCTCCGCAGACAACGACTCGTATGACGGCATTTGCTCCATCGGTCCTACCGGTGGGACTGACGGCATCGCCACTCCCCGGAACGGCTGCGGCTGTTGGGCCGCAGTCATGTTGTTGAAGATCGCCTCGGATCTGAGCTTCATCTCCTCGATCGACGCATCAACTTGCTCAGGGGTGTCTCCCCTGATCAGATCCCGCAACTCAGGCAGGATGAACTCCGACTCTTGCTCGATGCGCTGGAGGCGGTACTGCTGGGCTTCGTGGAGCGTGCGCTCCCGTTCGAAGACTGCCCTGTCCGTCTCGTAACGCTGGTTCAACTGGTCGATCTGGGCCTGGAACTCGGACTCACGGCGAGCCATGAGGTCCTTGATCTCCATGTCCTTCTCTTCTTCGGCCCTGCGGAGGGCTTCAGCTTCCTCGGCCAGCCGCGTGCGTTCGGCCTGCTCGGCCTGGCGCTCCTCGGCCAACTGACGGAGTTGCTGCTGCATCTCATCGATACGGGGGTACAGCTTCTCCTTCTCCTGCTGCCGTGCTCGCTCGATGTCCTCGGCCGTGAAACGGGCGTTGGTAACAGCTTGCTGTTGAGGTGGCAGATCAGTGACCTGGATCGGCTGGCTCACCGCTTGATCGGGTCGCAACTGCTGTACTACGGCCGGTTGGGGGTTCGCCGGATCGAGTCCGACGATGACGCCCTGTCCGTCCGAAGAGATGTAGTTGCTATTGCTGGGTGCGTTTGACATTCATGTCCCCAATGGGTTCAACGACGGGGTTCTACGACATGCAGGGCACCAGTCTTACCACAGACCAGGGCCGATACACGAGTATCTCAGTCTCTTAGGGCCGTATCAGCGAGTCTCATCATCGTTGAAGTCGCTCGTCTCCGGCGGATACGGCGCGTAGGCCAGCATCTGGATCTCCTGGGCCAGGGCTGGGTCGACGGGCGGCGTGGCGGGCATCGGATTGCCCTCGGCGTCGGCCGTCATCATCGGCTGGCCGTCTGGTGTCATGCCCGTGGCCATCAGGTTGAAGGCGGCGATCTGGCTGCGGATGAGGTCGAGGGCGCCCTGCTCCTTGGTGTCCTCGACCACCTCTTCGAAGATCTCGCGGACCTTCTGATCGGGGAACTGGGTACCGAGGTCACGGAGGGCGCCACGGCGAGATTCCAGGTTCATGGCCATCTTGGCCTGGATCTCGTTGATCTTGATCAGGTTGTCCATCGGCATCGGGCTGGGCCAGTCCACGTAGTTGCGGTAGGACACCGGATCGGCCGGGTCGAGCTGGGGCACCTGGGTGGGCTTGAGCATCGTGGACGAGATCATCGGGTTGTAGACGGTCAGCTCGGGGGCGAACAGGAAGGCGTGCTTGAGGATCAGCTCGTTGATGTGCTGGAACATCGGGATGTACTGGACCTTCTTGCGCTCATGCTTGAGCATCAGAGGCTGGTACTGCATAGCCAGGGCCACGCCCGACGTGTTGCTAATCGGCTGCATCGTGCCCAGGGCGGCGGCAGGGACGCCCATGAACTCGTGCATCGACTGCTTGAGCAACTCCATGTAGCCGAGGGGGCCGGTGAAGTTGGTCTGAAGCTCCAGGTTCTGGACCTTGGCGTCCTTGTTGCCGATGGCCCACACCTTGCGGGCACCCTTCTCCAGGTTGGACGCCTTGGCCCCTGTTATCACAGTGACCGGGGCGACGTGGTAGTTGATGATGTCCGAGATCTCGGTGGCCTTCTCGTTGTACTCCCGATTCAACGAGATGATGTCGTTGATGTCGGCCAGGCCCCAGGGGGAGGAGGCGACCGAGTAGTTCGGGCAGAAGGCCACCGGGATCTCTCCCAGCGTGTTGGGACGCTGGTCGATGAGTTCATCGTTGATGTACTCCTCGATGGTGTCTTCGGTCATGAGTTCCACGTACGTCATGACCATGCGAGAACCGTCCTGGGCCGTACCCCAGAACTTGTACTTGAGCTTGAACCGGATCATCCGGGTGCGGTCATGCGGATGCCACTCGGGGAAGCAGAAGGCCGGGTTCAGGGGCAGTACCCGGATACGGCCGTTGTGGGGCACGCCCGCCGTATCCACGTATGGCGGCTCATACGCGACTTTGACGAACACGTCGCCCGAGATCGATCCCAACTGGCCGATCTCCATCAGGATGGCGTGCTTGTTGTTGTGGACCTCCCACACCTCCTTGAGGGTGTAGGGCACGATGGCCCCGGTGGCCTCGGGGGAGTGGAAGTTGATGCCCTTGCCGAAGGAGAAGTTGACTATGAAGTCGGAGAAGGCCCTGACCCAGTTGAAGGTGAGCTGGGGTTCTCCGATTTCTCGTCGGTAGGCCCAGTGGTGGCCGAGGAACCAGGCCCAGTTGTTGGCGTAGCGGTTGAGGCGGGGTCCGTGGACTTCGAACTCTTCGTCAGCGAGTTCCACCAGGCCGAGAGGCGAGATCGCAATGGTGAGGTCGGAGGCTGCGGCACGGTAACTCCCTGGGTAGAAGGCGACGCTCATCGTGACCTCTGCTGGTAGATCGACTTGGAGCGCATGTAGCTGCGGTACACGTTCTTGATCGGGTTACGGACGTACATGGCTGGGAACTGCTTGCTGCTGAGGGGCGGGAACGGGTCGTTGACCGGGAGCGTGCTGTGGGTGGCCGAGGAGATGGTGATGTTGTGGCGCGACGGCCGACGCCGTGGCCGCGACTCTCCTCGGTACCCGCTCGACATCAGGAGTCCGTCATCGGGGGATCGGTCATCAGCATGAGGTCGTCCATGTGGTAGTTGTAGTTTGGCCCTGGAGCAGGGTCCCATGCCCCGCTCGACCCACTACCGCTGCCGCTGCCGGTGTCGATGGCCCCGGCACTACCAACACCGGTATTGCGGTGGTAATCGGGGAGAGCGGCCATCTCCTGGTTCCGCCACTTGTAGGCGGGCTGCTCATGGACCAACTGGGTGGACAGGACACCGCTGACGCCCAGGTCCCGCAGACCTTCGAAGGCGTGCTGCTCAGCACTGTCGGAGGCATTGGGATTCTGGAGCGGGAGCAGGACGGCTCCAGCGGGCGACGGCATGCCCGAAGGCATGCCCAACGTGTAATCGGGGCTGGTGATCGGGTTGGGGGGACCCGTGGTCCCGTTGTCGGGCGGTGGAGGACCGACCTGACGTGCAGGACTGCCCCCTGTGTCGGTCCCGTAGTGGCCTTCAATTCCTCTGGCCATGACCTACTTCTTCGCTTCCTTCTTGAGGACGCCTGACGCCTTCTTGATGGCCTTGCCCGGTGAGTCACCCTGGGCCTCGGCCGAGTCGCGGACGTGCTGCCACTGACGACTCTTCTTCGCCGTGTTGGCCTTCTTGGTGTGCTCGCTGGCAGGCATCAGTGTGATACTCCTGTGCTATGACCACCATCAACTTCAAGGGCTGGAGCAGGCATTTCAAGAAGGACCCGCGAAGTACCGAGATGGTGATGATGCCCCGTGACGTATTCGACTTCATCCTGGAGACGAACGAGGCTTACGTCTCTATGGAGGACGAGACAGGCACGCCAACCATCGTGGCGTGTCAACTGCTCGCCCTTGAGCTGCTCCAGGAGGTGGCCGCTCACAACCGACCTCCGGTGGGGGACATATAGCGCTGGCCCTTGCGGACAGGCCCGGAGAACGCCTCACCAGGGTTCTGCTGGCTCATCTTGCGCTCGGGGTGGCCCAGTTCGTAGTTCTTGGCGATGTTCCACAGATACGACTGGGCACCCAGGGGCTGGCGGAAGGCCGCGAAGCTGCGCCCACCCTTCTGGGCCATCGCCTGACCGGCCATGGCGATGGTGTCTTCGTAGTGCTGGTAGTTGGTCTTCCCCCGGCTCGCCTGCTTGTAGTAGCCCTTGCCCAAAGCCCGGTATGCCGCTGGGGCCTGCATCGAGTTGTTGGTGAGATCAGCCATCTTGTAGTCGACAGCCAGATGGCTCTCCTGATGGGTGGGGTCGAGCAGGCCGTGGAAGAAGGCGTTGGTCTTGGGGTTGTCGTAGCGGGTCATGACCTCTTCGGGGTCAGCCCCACGCAGCATCGAGTGGGCCTTGAGCAGCATCGGGTCAGAGTTCCCCGACAGGTGGGGAGCCTTCTCGGCCAACATCGCCGCCACCTCGGGGTGGCGGTTGGGCAGGGAGGGCACGCCCTTCTCACCTCGGGCACGACGGCCCCGCAGAGCGTCGATGCCCCCGGCGTAGGTGCGCTGGATCATCTCCCAGTCGTTGGTGTCCAGCACCTGGGACTCACCGATCGAGGGGATGTTGCGCTTCGACCAGTCCTGACCTGGTGAGAGGGCCGCGGCGATGCCGGTCGCCGTCCGCAAGGAGAGATCTCCCTGGTTGGCCCGCACGGCCTCATGGCCCATCCCATACCACTCTTTGCCCTGGCGGCGCTCTTGAGGGGTGCCCTCCAGGCCCCACTTCGTCAGCCTGGCCACGGCTCGGGCCTGGTGACGGGGGTCGTTGATCTGGAACGTCTCCCGCATGGTCGGCATGGCCAAGCCAGAACTTGAGCCGCGTCCTGTCAAGTTCGGCATCGGGCGATCACTTGTGCGTCATCCCACGACTGATGTTTTTGGACCGGGTGGTCTTCAACGCCTGGGGCTTGTACAGCTTGGGCCGCAGGTTCTTGGGCATCCCCACCGCCTCAAGGTTGTCCTCGACCGCCTTGAGAACGTCGGGCTTGGTGTTCCGCATCTCGTAGCCAGTGTCCGTGTTCCCGCTGGGCCTGATCAGGAACTTGCCGTTGTCCTCAGGTGGCCTGCCAGCCGGGGCGTTGCCGACCGGCACCGTCGAGGTGGTCACCGCCCCAGCCCCAGGGGTGGGGCTGACCACTACGGACGGCTTCGGTGGCTTGGGAGCCTGGTACGGCTTGGCCCCCTCAGCTTGCTTGAGGCGCTGTGGCCGAGTGCCGAAGCCCACCGTGAGGTAGGGCACGGCCCTTCGCATGGGTCAGTCCTGGACCATCGCCGGGTTGATGCGGATCAGCCGACGCTCGGAACCCATCTCCATCTCGAAACTGGAGGGTCCCTGGCCGATCGATGCCCCGATGACGAAGTCCTGGAGCATGGTGGGGGCCTCGATCCAGGTGGCCGAGCCGACGTGGGCACGCTCACGCATGGTCGTGGCCGGGTCCTTGATCACCGTGAACGGACGACCACGGCCGTCACCCTGAGTATCACCGTAGGCACCGAGGCCGAAATCATTCGGGATGTCGGTGTCTGTCGCTATTCCCTCTTCGAAGCGCAACGGTCCGCGCCGCACGTTGTTGACGGCGATGGCTCGCTCATACTGGACTTCCGGGTCTGGGTAACCCATGGGCACCTCCTTATCGGGGTATCAGGGCGAGCTTAGACCACTATCCCCCTCGGAAGTCCGGTTCATCGGTAGAACGGGATGCGGCCCCGGAGTGGCTTCCTTCCCGGCAGCAACTGGCCCTTCCAGTTGTGGGCCTGAAAGCTCTTCGCGCCCTTCGGGGCCGTGACAGCGTCCTCCAACGGCCAGCCTCGCTGGATGCGGTTGCGGAGAGCGTTGTAGTTGACAGCACAACGTGGGTCCTCGGACCACTCCACCAGTGTCTTGGACTCCCCGAAGATCTCGTAGACCGTGTAGATCTTGCGGATGTTCTTCTTGGCGGTGGTCCACTCGCAGTTCTCAGGGGAGTAGTCGCCGCTGGAGTCGATGCGGTCAATCCACAACGGGTTCCGGCCAGGCCCGTCGTGGTCGATGTAGCCGTTGGCATACGACCAGTCACGGAAGGCGGCGTAGTCATCCCACTCCTCACAGACCCGGATGTTCTTGGCTCCGTAGTTCTTGTAGGAGATGTGGTTCGGATCGTTGCACCTCGCTCGCATGCCTACCCACACCTGGTAGAGCTTCGTGCGCTTCCCCGTGATGTTGTCACCGTGCTTGACCTTGGTCATTGCACGATGATATCGTACGTCGCAGTAGCCTACCGATAGAACGGTGAATCGATTGACTCCACGATCGGCACCGTCTCCAACATCGAGCAGGCGCAGGCCAGTGCCGCAGAATCAACGTAGTCGTCGTGGGCCTCACGCTCTTCGGGGGCCTGGATGAGCAGATACTGCCCACGCATGACTTTTTCGGCGTCGACCATCTGCTGGCGGAACCGGCGCCATACACGGGTACGGCGGGCCTTGGAGTGGCCGGGGTAGACGAGCATCTGGCGCTGGATGAGCTGAATCAGGTGCTTCCAGCGTTCGCTCTGGTTCTTGGAGTCGCTGGAGAACGGGATCACCTCACAGCGGGACCCCATCAGGCGCTGCATCCGGTCGGCCACCGCACTGCCCATGCCCTGAGCGTCGACTCCGCAGAAGGCGATGTCGTAGGGGTCGAGGAAGTCCATCATCTGGAAGTACTGCTCCTCCCAGGCTGTGTTACCGATCTCCTGCCAGTTCAGGATTCGGTGTTCTCGGTATCCGGCGGCGTCGGGGAAGTCCCAGTCGACCCACATGACGGTGACGACGGTGGAGTCTTTGACTCGGGCTGGGTCGATACCAACCACACAGGGCGTGCGGTGCCATCCTCGGACCAACTGCATTGATGGGTCTGCCAGGTAGTCAAGCTCGTCCTCCGTGACGAGCATGCCTCGTTCCAGCATCCACTTCAAGGCGTATGACATCTGGAACTCTTCGGAGTCCTCGCCCAGGCGGATCTTCTCCTTGGCGATGAACTTGGCGTAGTTCGCGTTGTACCTCGATACCACCTTGTAGTCGTACTCAAAGTGGTTCTGACGGGCACGCCGGTTGCTCTGGCGCCGCTTGTTGACGTTGATCGCCTTGTAGAAGTCGCCCTTGTGATACCCAGGGGTGCCGATCTTGGCGATGGTGCCCGCATAGGCGGCGAGCATCGGGTGGATGCTCTTGCGGATCACCGTGTCGTCGGCGTCCTGACACTCATCGATGACGATGATGTGATAGCTGGAGCCTTCGATCTTGGCCCTCGGGTTGGCCGTCTGACGACGGCAGAAGGAGCCACTACGGAGGCGCACGATCTTGGACTTGCCCTCCACCCGGTCATCGATCTCGGGGTCGAACATGATCTCTTCGGCGGCGTCGCTGGTGAGGCGACTGACGATGCGGCTGAACACGATGTCGCTCTGCTCGTCAGTGGGGGCGAAGATGCCGATCATCAGGCCCCGCTTGAACCGCTCCATGATGGGGAAGGTCTTGGCCAGCTTGGGGAACAGCACCATGCACCCGGCCAGGGTGGTGGCCAAGGACTCGGACTTGCCCGCCTGGCGGGCCATCAACGCCGTGATCTCCTCGGCGTCAGCCAGGATCATCGACTCGATGACCCGGTATGCCACGGCCCGCTGGTAGGGGTACATCGGGAAGCCCGACAGCTCTTCGCAGAACAGCACGATCCGGCTGATCAGGTCATCGAGGAACCCCTGCATCGTGGGGTCGAGATCCTGGATCTCGTCTTCCACTACCTCGTCGGGAGAAGGGTGCTCCTCTTCCAGGAGGTCTTCGGGGTCAGGCCCGTAGCCCAGATCCGTGATCGACATGCACCACAGTCATACCACTACGGCGCTTCCTTGCTCCGGTAGTTGGCCCAGTAGGCCGTGCTGATGTTCGTGCAGGCGGTGCCCTTGCACCCCTTCTGACGGCGGTAGAGGGAGGCGTCCTCGCAGGACGCCGAGTCACGATCGGGGTCGATGCCGCAGACCCCGGCCTCGGAGACGACGATGGGGAGGCTCTTGCGACCGGGTCGCTTGGCCTCGACGGTGCTCATGCGCTGCTCCAGGGCAGCGACACGCTCTTCCAGGCTGGGCATGGTCACTCCGGGAGGGCGCCGAGGGGCGGGGTCACCTTGAGTTGCCAGGGGACGAGGTCGTAACCGACTCCCGGCAATCGCCCGGATTCATCGACCTCGTCACTGTCCCAGGTCACGTTGTTGCGCTGCCGATAGGACTCGCGGAGGCCGTCGAGGAGGCTCAGGGCATCGACGGTGTTCGCCGCCGTGTGGCTGCGGACCCGTTCGGTGTCCCTGTACACCTCGATCGTGTAGTGATCGGTGGTTATATCAGTCATGAGCAAAGGATACCATTTCCTTTGCTAATCCGCAACGCGAGCGTGCTTCCTCCGCAGGGCCTGGCACGACTGGAGGGTGGTGAGGGCCTCAGTCTCCAGCAGGGCCAAAATCTGTGCCCTGTTGTCCCGTTCCGACCGGTACCGGTCGGCCAGGTGGGTCGAGTTGGCCAGCGCCGTCTCCATCGCCAGGTAGAGATCCTCGCTCGTCAGCCGGTCCAGCCTCGTCGGCTCCAGAGGGGGAGGGGGCAGTTTGCGCCCCACCAGTCTGAACACCATGAGGACGCCTCCATTCGCTGATCTCGTCCACCTGGGCGATGTCACGACGGTACGGGTCCTCGCCCCGGTTGCAGAGGCCCAGGTGGAGGGCTTGACGACCAAGCCGAAGCCGCATCCCCCACCTGGACCGTCTGAATGGTGGCATATCTTCGACCAGCCAGGCATACGAGATGTACTTGCGGTCCTCAGATAGGACCTCGTGGTCCATACCCCAGTACACCTCGATACCCAGGTATGGCCCGACCGAATGTACAACGATCAAGCCCGCGTCCGGCTCGTCAGGCCCCGGCTGATGTTGCTCGGGGCGTCCACCTCGTCCACCGTCATCACCCGGTAGTCGTAGTCGTTGAGGTCGGTGTTGATGCGTCGGCCCTTGGACACGACTCTGGCGAAGTTCCGGTACGTCTCGTAGGGGACTTCCAGGTAGATGTAGCCCCGGTTCTTGTTGTTGCGCCACTGGACCTGGAGGGCCTTGTTGAGATGGTCGTAGCGGTACCGGCTGACCCGCGTGCTCTGGGGCGTCTCGGCCCACGGTGAGAGGTCGTGCTGGTCGATGTTGTACGCCTCGTCGTGGACGTACGTACCGGCGTGGACCTTCTTCTTGACCGAGCCGCCCTTGTTGTTCTCAGCGGCGGCGATCGCTTCGGAGATGTTCTGGCGGGAGCGGGCCAAGCCCTTCGCTCCCAAACCGGCTTTACGCTCTGCCATAGCTCCAGTCTACTACAAAGGAACTGGTATCATATGAATGTGATCTGCAAAGGCGTCGGCATCGGCCTCACCATCAAGCCCGAGAACTACAAGGCGGGCGTGATCCTCTCCCTCCATGAGGAAGAGGGGGACGACGACGCGGCGAGCTTCATCGTGCTGCCTGCTGACAAGGCCCGTGACATCGCCACCACGATGATGGCTCGGGCCATCGAGGCCCAGGCGATGGAGGACGAGCTGGAGGCCGTGCCCCTCGATGACCGGGATGCGGCGATGGACAAGATCATCACCCGCATCCACGGTCACCTGAACTAGCCCGCCTGTCGCCCCGTAGACGAGGGAGGAAGAGGCACAAGGGAAAGAACTCCCTGAGGAGAAGACCAAGGCCAGCGGGCATCTCTTCCTTACGACGAACACTCCTCTTCATGAGCATCGAGATCATCGGCGTCAGCACAGGCCCTGCCGCACCAGATGCAGAGCAGGGCCTCTTTGGCCGCTTTCTCCAACGCCGCCATCTCGTCGGTGATCTCGGTGATCTGGGCTTTGGTGGTGAGGGTGCCGGTCCACTGCGGGATGACGGTGGCAGTGGTGTTGTAGGTGATCTGCTGACCCTGGGTGGTACGGGTCAACCCGCAACGGGCGCACTCCATCGCTGACGAGGAGAATGCCGGGACCCACTTGTGGCCCAGCATCGAGCAACTCACCTCCGGGCCTGTTTGAACCCACTTCGGAACGCCGAGGCTGCGGAGGCCGTCTTCGGCGCTCGGACCGTGGAGGCCCTGCTGGTAGTGGTTCCCTTGCTGGGGGCCGGAGTCTTGGAAGAGCTGGCGCTGGTGGGAGAGGCGGCTTTCTTTGCGGAGGATCGCTTCCGTGGCGCGGCGGATCTCTTCAAAGCTACGGCTGCGGTGAGGGTCACTACCTGGTGTTTCAGCCACTGGTTCTCCTCCTGCAACTGGTTGACGACTTGAAGATGGTTGACGAAGTACGGGTCGTTCATCAGGGTCGCGATGGCCCTGCATGTGGCTTCGAAGACGGCCTTGGCGTGTTCTTGGGGGACCACGCTAGTGACATACTCGGCTATCCGAGCGGCGAGTATGTCACCAGGTGTGGGCATCAGCCCTCCAGCACGACCCAGCCGTCGTCAGCCACCTCGACGGTGAACTCCTGGGCTTCGGCCAGACCGATCGCCAGACTGACGCTGGCGTCAGCAGGCAGGTCACCCAGGGCTGTGATCAGTTCCTCAACGGTCATCGGGAACCTCTTCGGGGAGTTGTCCGGGGAGGGCGACCATCTCTCGGGGGAACCATCCTGCACCGGACCCACCGTAGACCAGGGGATCATCGAAGACCACCTTGTACGACCTCTCCCTGGTGCGGACGAACTTGGTGATCCGACCGGGGAGGATGGTCTGTCCGAAGTGGACATCCACCCTCATGTCGGGTTCTAACTGGATCATGTTCCCCCCTTGTAGGGTCGATGGCCGACGTGTAAGCAGCGGCAGACGTGACAGGTGTACATCTCCATGGCCGGGTTCTCGGTCAGGAGTGCCTGGGCCTGCTGGATGGTCAGGGGCTTCTTCGGCAATCCCGCCTTGTTGTAGTGGGAGCGGTGCTTAAAGCCGATGGGCATGGTAGGTGGTTGGGGCATAACCCCAGCGTACAGGCCCATTGCTGGTAACACAACCTCAGTCTGGGAGCTTGTGGCCTTCATCAGCCGCGGCCCTGGCCTGGTCCTCGAAATAGTCGGCCACCTTGAGGAGGCCCTTACGGGCCTCCTCGTCGGTGGTGAGGCTGGCGGCGATGGCGATCATGCTGGCGTAGGTGGCCAGGGCGGGGGAGGCGATCTTGTCCTGGCGCCTGATCACCACAGCGTCCTTGACAACGAGATGTTGGAACCCTGAGGCGTTGCCCAGGTGCTCCAGGAACTCGTCACGGTGGAACACGATGTACTTGTCGTCACGGATCGGCTCGGTCATGATCGGGGGTCCTCTCGTTCGAAGTCGGCAGGCATGGGACGGGGCTGCCACATTGCCACGTAGTCCTTGGCCCGGTCGACGTATCGACGGATGGCCCGGATCTGTTCCAGGCTGGCAGCCTGGATGTCATCGATAGGGGCGTTGATGTCCACCAGTTGGGTGACGGGCAATTGGGGCATGAGCTTCACAGTATCTCAGCTCCCCTGCGTCTCGTTGATCAGATCACGCAGGGCCTGGACGTAGCCCTCGGCCTTGGAGGCCCGCTCGTTGGCCGCATCCAGCGCGTCCTGCATGGTGTCACGGACGTGGTCACGCTCATCGATGTAGCCGTCGACCTGGCGCTGGAGGATGTCGACCTGCTCACGCAGCACCTTGCCACGGCCACGGTCGACCAGGGCGGCGATCTTGTCGAGGATCTCCTCGGTGGACAGAGGCTCGGCCGGTACCGGGGTATCGGAGGGCAGGGCCTCGATGCGGTGGTCGATGATCCACTGGGCCAGCCAGTCCGGGTCCAGGGCGATTCCCTCCGAGAAGGCGGCACCGAAGGCACCGTCGATCTCACGGGCCAGGTTGCGGATGCGGGTGGCACGCCGGGGGTTGGTCACCCACGTCGGGTCGATGCCGTCCACCTCGGCCTGGGGCTGGATGCCCTCACCGTGACGGTGGGCGGGGCCGTAGTGAGCGGCCACCGAACGGGGAGAGTCGTCGGTGAAGTCGCACCCCTCCCAGCGGCAGGCGTAGTCGGTGGTGTCGTTGGACCAGACACGCTCCATCACGGCCTCGGAGGGGTACGTCTCGCCCTTGGCGTTACGGTGGGCGCTCCACGGCTCCTCCTTGGTGACGCGGACCTTGCGGCGCGTCGGCGCCGCTGCCACTGGAACCGACTCCGGCTCATGGTTCCCGCCACTGATGGGAGCCGGAGTCGATTCCACTGGGAGCGCCGAAGCTACAGCCTCCCGAAGTACCCGAGCACGGTCCGGATCAACCTTGAAGTTGGGGTGGGCGATGATCTGCTCGACGGCGCTGTGGAGGTCGGACTTGGGGTCGCGGTGGCGTACCAGGGTGTTGACCCGGCTGCGGAACACCTTGGCGTTGAGGGCCGTGTTGGTGGGGATGTCCACCTTGATCCCGTCGTGGGAGATGAAGTGGAACGCCTTGGCCCGCTGCCAGTGCCAGCCCAGCCCTACGGCCACGCCGATCAGGATCTTGGCGTCGAGATAGCGCATGCTGCGGATCTCGGCCATGACCTCCTCGCCAACGAGGTTCTCGTCAAACAGGATCTCATTGAGGTCGTCGTTCATGTTGACATACTACCACACTGCAAGAGATACCACACCCTTTGCAGGTGATTTCTGCTAGGGTTCCGACTTTCACAACACAGGTAGGAGGCGGAGATGCGGGTGGCCAAGTTCACCGCAGCGCTAGCAACAGCACTCACGTTGGGAGTCGTCATCGCGACTGCTGTTGGGGCTGAGGGTGGCGGGAGCTATGGCACCACCACGACCACGCATCGGGCCTACACGACGACGACAGGGGCGGCGACATCAACAACGAGCGGTACCTCCACATCTACAACCACACCTACTACGACATCGTCACCCACGTCTTCCACGACTATGTCGACATCCCCCTCGACAACTACGACGACCGAGGTGGGGACCACGACGGTGGTGGGGACGACACCCCAAGGGGTGACGACTACCACCCTCCCAGGTACCACGACTACGACCTCGACCACTATTCCGACCACCACGACGACGGAGGCGCCGAAGAAGGTCTTCGTCTGCAAGTTCGTGGGGACGCCGGGGGTTGACGAGCGGCTCCAGACCGGCCAGAACCCGATCTCGGTCAGCGTCAACGCGATCCCCAACTGGTCAGGGACCATCGGGGAGTTCTTCGCTGACGCCCAGGGCCGCTCATTGGTCATCGCCTTCGATGTGGGCCAGCCTGAGCCGAGCGTGTCGGAGTGCCTGCCGCAAACGGGTACAACGACGACATCGACTACATCGACTACCGCTCCCTCTACGACGACCTCCACCGTGCCGCCTACAAGCACGTCTACGACAGGGGTGACGACATCAACGAGCACGACAACGACGACATGCCCGGACTGCGTCCCGGACACCCAGGCCCCGAGCACGACCACGACTGTCCCGCCGTCGACCACTACCACCTCCGCACCACCCACGACGACGACGGCACCCACTACGAGTACGTCGACCACCGTCGCCCCAACTACGGTCCCCGAGTCCTCAACGACGACGACCGTCGCACCATCCACCACGTCTACGACTACGACGACAACTACCCCTACAACGACGACATCGGGGCCAAGCACGTCCACGTCGAGCACGTCGTCCACGACCCCCTCTACGACAACTACTTCGTCATCGACATCGACAACGACGAGCACCCTGCCTGAGACGTTCACGTTCGGGGCGGCGGGCACGGTCTGCGTGCGTGAGGTGCCAGTGATCCGGATCACGTTCCAGACCCCCGGCTTCCCCAGTCTGGCCGGTGTCACTGGTACTCTCACCATGCGTGACATCAACGGAAATCTGGTTTCGACCCAACCTCTGGTCTACCAACCCGGAGCAACCGTGGACGTTCTCTATCCGGGCACCTCGGTCAATCCCGATGGTTCGATTGACGACGTACCGGGATGGATTCTCACTGACGACGGCTTCTGGATTCAAGACCCGAGTGATGCTTTCCTCCGAGACGGCATCTTCCTGACCTTTGAGGTGAACCCGACAGCGGGGCCGGTGCTCGTCACGTATCCGCCCGAGAGTTCGGCCTGCGCCAACCCAGACGGTCCGTTCCCGCCGATCGGCCCCGGAATCCTCCCCGCCACGGCATGAGCGACCCGCTGGTGTGTGACCAGTGCGGTCACCGGATGGAGGACCATGACGTGGAGGACCGCGAGGCCCCCTCACACGGCCGCATACATGGATCGTTCGACGGTGAGACATGGTTGGGCCTGCTGTGCCCAGAAGACGACGACCTGTTACCCGCCTAACGGCGGAACCACTCCCACAACACGTCGATGAGGGCCAGACCGGCCAGGATGGTGACGGCCAGCACGCGGGCGCCGTCCGTTCCGAGGAAGTCCATGAGTGCTCCAGTACGTATCACAACAAGTCGCTCAGAGAAGATACCATGTCACCATGAACCTCTCTGAGATGATCGACTCAGTGATCGACACGGACGGCGACGGCCGAGCCGTCGTCAAGATGCTGATCTCCTACGGACACCTGCCACCAGACGCCGACGACCGCCCCGCGGGCCTGACGGCCCGCCAGTGCGCCCTGGCCGAACAGTTCACCACCAAGTTCCTCGCCTTGGAGAAGGAGGGGTTGTGAAGTACCTGGTCGGCTACATCCTCCAGGGCAGCGTGATCGTGGAGGCCGAGAACGAGG